AACTGAAGGAATGTTGCTTATGGATAAAACTTTACTTAATATCAGCCCTGCGTTTGCTGAAGCAGCCAAAGGTGTTAAAGACTATGACACTAAACTATTGCTTGTAAAAGCCTCTTTAGTTAATGCATCTGTTGGTCAAAAAATATTCCAAGATTTAATGTCAAAAGATCCAGCAATAGTTGCTGCAGCAAGAAAAGAATTAGAAAAGTATAGACTTGTCACAGATGCATTAGCAAAAAATGTTGTTATTACAGATCCATTTAAAGAAACAGATACAGGCGGAACAAAAGAAAAAAGTCCATTTCAAAAAGCAAAAGAAGATTTAGAAGCACAAAGAGCAGAACTAAAAAACATGAAAGGGGCTTATGATAAATTAAAGAAGGCTGGAGTAGATACTGGAAAAGCATTTGAAGCAGCAAAAAACCCAATTTTAGCAGCAGCCCTAGCAACAACAAAAGTTGGCTCTAACAATTGGAAAACACTTCTTGGATTAATTAATCAAGTAAATTCAGCAAGCAAAAAGATACCTCTATCAATTGAAGAAACTTTTGATGTTGCAGAAAAAAGTATTGAGGCTAAATATAGAAATGCAATTAAAGCAGGTGAAGCGGCAGTAGAGACTGCACAAAAAGCGGTAAATAATATAGAAAAAGAAATATCAGGAATTCAAGATTCTATAGAGAAAAAACAAAGAAATATAGAATTAACTTTTAATAGACCAATTGAAACTTTGCAGGCTGAGTCTTCAGTTTTATCTGAGCAATTAAAGGATATTGATAGAGCAGCAGAAGCAATCAATACTAAATATGACGCACAAGAAAAAGCCCTTACTAAAATTTCTGAAATTAATCAAGAAATTTCACAACAACAAAAAGGACAACTAAGTCTTGCAGATGCATTAAGTAGGGGAGACATTTCAGCAGCAGCATCTGCCGTTCAAGATATGAGAAGTGCTGCAGCAGAGGCAGCAGTATCAAGATCATCTGGCGCTTTACAAGCAGCACGAGAATCAGAAATAAGTGGACTAAGAAGTGCAACTGGATTAACAAAAGATCAAATTGCTCAAAGACAACTTGAAATTGAAAAACAAGTTTATGCTTTAGAACAACAAAAAGCAATTGCTACTGCAGCCATTCGTGTACAAGAAGATCAAATTTATACAATTCAACAAGGTCAACTACTTACAAAAAAGAATGCAGTAATTGCAGCAGAAGAAGAACTAGCAAAAACTAGGGATCAACTAACAGCAGATCTAAATGTTATTATTCAAGCAAAACAATTTTGGGAAGACACAAAAACTGCTGATGCACTAAAATTAGTTGATGCTAAATTATACAAAGATGAAATTAAAAAAACTCAAGATAATGCACAAGGAGTACTAGATAGAATATTAGCGCTTAACAGAACAGTAATTACAACTCATATTATTAAGACAGTTACCAGTAGCAGCACACCAACACCTACTACTGTAAGCAGACCTACAGGTAAAATGTATGGAGGACCAATATCTTCTGGCACTAAAGGAGGGATGGGAATAGTTAAATCTATGGCTTTTGGTGGTATGGCAATTGGCTCAGATACCGTTCCTGCAATGTTAACTCCTGGAGAATTTGTAATGAATAAACAAGCAAGCAAGTCTTTTGGTCCATTGCTTTCAATGTTGAATGAGTCTAAATATCCATCAATGATCGGTTCATCATATGGAGGTCAACAGCCTGCATCTAATAATGTATCTGTCAGTGACAACTCCAACAGAGTGTATAATTATAACGTAGGTATCAATGTTCCGCAATCAAATGCAAACCCTGACGATATTGCTAGGGCTGTAATTGGTCAAATTAAATATATTGATGCCCAAAGAATTAGGGGACAGAAATAATGGCTACCGCAGCATATTTAACTGGACGACGTAAGTATCAACGTCCACAAGCCATACTTTGGTCTGAGAACGCAGGAACTCTTATAAATGGAGTTTATGTACCAACAGGTTATGAAATAGGCGCAGAAGTACCAGCAGAGACTGCTGAAAGCCTAATAGACCAATTTTTAATACTATCTGATCATAATCGAGGGGAGTTACAATTTAATCCAGTAAGAATAGAACAACGTCAAAGAACCATTAATGGTAGGATGAGGTCTTATCATATTGCAGATAAACTTAATATGTCTGTATCTTGGAATAATTTACCATCAAGGGCATACTATCAAAATCCAGATTTTAATTCAACTGGAACATCTGATTATAAAAATACCTCTGGTGAATTTACCTCTGATGGTGGAGCAGGTGGAGGAGACCTACTTGAGTGGTATGAAACTCATCAAGGTCCATTTTGGATGTATTTAGCATATGATAAATATAATAACTTTACAGTTGATGGAGAAATTGCTGATGCTTCATATGGACACCTTGCACAATACAACCAGATTATGGAAGTTTACATTTCAGATTTCAACTATTCAGTAGTAAAGCGTGGCGGAAGTAATCACGATCTTTGGAATATTTCGGTAACGCTGGAAGAGGTCTAAAGTGTTTGTCGGAGAAGAGTTAAAGACACACTTAGAAACATCTGCAACAGTTAAGTTAAAATCACTTGTTTTGGCTGAGTGGAATATGAATATGCCAGATAATATTTTTAAGTTGGGTAATTATAGATACCGTCCAACAGATAATACATCTCAATACTTTACCTTGCCTAACGAGTTTGATTCATTAGATGCTGGTAATTACTATACTGGGGCTACAGATTCTGATGTAGTTATTGATGGAGGGTTTGACGATAATAATGTTCCTCAAACATTTACATCAACAAAAGACAAACTAAAAATGATTTATTCATTAGAAGATTGTTTAAATCCATTTAGACCAAGATCTGGAATTAATAAAGCAGCATTTTTTAACAATAGGTCTTTCTCAAACTCAGGTGCTTCTTTAGCACAAAGACCAAGATATTACATGCCGTCACGATATGATCAGTTTAAATATTTTACATCATATAGAACAGAAAATAATACAGAGTATGGTATTGCTAAAAATATCTCTAATGATTTATATTACATCGATGATGCAGTCCCATTTGTAGTTTACAAAGAAAATGTACCAACAAACCGCATTGTTGTAAAAATGCAAACAAATGTTGGAGACGTAGATTTAGGACCTTTTACCACACAAACATCATCTGTTGCAGATCCTTTATTTGGAGATGCAAACAAGACAACACCTTCTAGATGGAAGATTCAATATTTACGAGATGAAAATTGGATTGATGCCTACGCATTTAGAGAAAATGATTTGCGTGAATCTGGTGACCCTATTATTGGTTCAGATGGATATGTTGAGTTAGAGTATGGATTAAAGATTCCAGAAGAATATAAATCAATTTTTATTTTTGCAGATACCCTTTCTTCTGATACCCTTTTGCCAGAATCAAATGTAGATGGATACGCTTACTTAGTTATAGAAAACGAGGGGGACAGAGGAACATTTTACATCTGGACTAATGGAGATTATGCAACATTCTCACCAGAGTATGGATGGCAACTAGGATCTGAAACAATAAACACAAATACTAACTTTATTAGTGATGTAACATCTCCAGCGTATTTTGATAATGACACAGAGGGTGGAACTACCTATCGTGATTTTGCTTACATTCGTGGTATGAGAATTGTAGTAGAGGTTATGAATAAGTTTGATTCTACCTTTGATTTAATTGAAATGTCTCCTAGATTAATTGTTGATATTTCAGATAAAGTTGTTGATTTTAAAATTACTAAAACACTATCTGACATTGGAGTTACTTCTTTACCAGTTGGACAACTGCTTGCGTCAAATGGTCAACTATCTTTATTTGATGATGACCAAGCCTTTAATGATCAAAACACATCAAGCATTATTGCAGACTATATAAGAAAAAATATAAAGTTTACATTTCATGAAATTGTTCTTGATGTTGAAGGCTTTGACTATTACATTCCAATTAAAACTTTATACTCTGAAGGATTCCCGCAAGCAGATGTTACAGGAGCAACACTATCTCTTCAATTAAGAGATTTCTTTTTCTTCTTAGAATCTATGCCTGCTCCAAGACTTTTAACTACACAGACATCTTTAAGTTATGCTATTGCAACTTTGTTAGACTATATTGGTTTTACTAATTATGTTTTTAGAAGAGTTGACAATGAGTCTGATCCAATAATCCCATACTTTTTTGTTGCTCCAGATCAAAACGTAGCACAGGTTTTAAATCAACTTGCTTTGGCTACACAAACAGCAATGTTTTTTGATGAATATAATAACTTTATTGTAATGAGTAAAGACTACTTAATGCCAACAGAAGATCAAAGAAGCACAGACTTTGTTTTATCTGGTTCAAATAATCAAACCGACACTGGAGTTATTGAGAATTCAACATCTGAAAATTTACCAAACATATTATCAATTGCTTCACAAGATAAAAAAATATACAATGATGGAAAAATTAATTATACAACTAGGTATATTCAAAGGTCTGTTGGTACAATTCAACAAGCCAATATGATTGATAAGTATAGAGAATGGGCTTACGTACCAGCATTGCTTTGGGAGGCTTCTGGAACAGACAATGTAAAAACCATAAATAGTGTTGCATCAAAAACAAGTAAATATGCTTTAAGTGCTATTCCACTTAATTCTGATTTATCTGCAGTTGCCCCTACAGTTGTAAATCATGCAGTAACAAACAACTTTATTGATATGGGAGAAGCCGTTTATTGGTTAAGTAGATATGAAGGATTTTTTTATTCAAATGCAGAAATAATAAAATACGATGCTGTTGAATTTAATGTAACTGGTGTTGGCAACGTTTTTATTAGTAATAATCAAGAATATCAAAAATATTTTGCTTCTCTGCCATTTAACGGAAAAATATATCCAACTGGTAATGTTCGAATATATGCTACTCCATATTATGAAATTGTAGACGGTATTGAAAGATTACAAAATGGAGCAGTAGTAGATCATGGTCGTGGACAATTTGGTACAAAGATAGTATCTCATAGCGCTGGAATAGATTTGTATTGGTCTAACAACGACAATGTTCGTGGCTGTGAGATGCAGTCTCAATTTATGTTTACAACACAGTTAGACTCAGATGTAACATACCCAGCAACTACCGTTGGCGCCGCTGGTGTTAACAATGTTTTGGCTAGACAAACTACTCGCAATGGTATTATTAAAAACTTTATGTCTACCAGTTATTTAACTGAGACAGATGTTAATAGTTTAAAAAGTACTCAAACTGGAACAATTCAATCTTCTGCATTTGTAATGAATGGACCTGCCCCTGCTCCAACATTTAAACCATTAAACTTTGTTTCTTATGTATATAAAAATTTAGACAATGCATACAAACATTTTGGAACTAGAATGCGAATTGTTGGCAAAGTAGAAAATAATACAAGCAGAGTACAAACGCCAATTGGCAGCACAACCTATTACGACGTATCTGGAACCCTACCAGATCAAGCCCCAAGTATAGGCGGAGGTTCTGGTGGTATGGCTGTATTACTTAATCCAGAAACAAATAATGGTTACTATTTTGAAATAATTGCTCTTACAGAACAAAATGTAAGTTCATATTTAAAATTAGATACAAAAGGAAATGCTGAAAAATCTATTAATAATGTTTTATTTTACAAAATTAAAAAAGAGTCTTCTAGTAATAATGCAATACCAATTAAACTTTATGGTGGTCTTTCAAAAATAACTGTTGACGATGGAAGATTCACTGGTCAATACAGAATGGCTTCAGAGCAAGATCCTACAGTATATGACTTGTCTGTAGAGTATCAAGACATTGGTAAAATTCGTAGGTTTTATTTATATATAAATAACAAGTTAATTAAAATTGTAGATGATCCAGATCCACTTCCAATTTATAATAATATGGCTTTGTTTACCCGTGGATCATCAAGATGCATGTTTGAAAATGTTTATGCTTTAATGCAAAACCCAGAAAATCCTCAATTTGCAACTGGAGAAACTCTTTTTTCTTCACTATCTGATACCGAAATAAATGATAATGAAAGTTTTAGAAAATACGGTATGAGTCAAATGGTTAAGTCAACATATGTTTCTACAATTAGTGCACAAGAGCCACCTAAGTATAATATATACTTTGAAGAGTTTGGCTCTATAATGCGTGAATGTTCTTACTTTGACATTAGATATGATCGTGCATACCCTGCTTTATACGCTCAATTATCTCCAACTCTTAATAAACTTAAAGGGTATACAACCTCTGGATTTATAGCAGATTCTTATGGTGCAGAATTTTTAATATTTAACACAACTGATACTGCGTTAAATCTTGATGAAACAGCAGGAAACTACTTAAGAATTCAAGGAGTTACTTTTACGCAAGATACAACTCATGAGTTAACAGTTGATGAGTATTTTAAGAAACGTGGAAATTTGGCTGATCCAGAATTTAAAGGCAATGCACTAGTGTTTTCTCCTCTTGTTGAAAAAGCAAAGTATGATGAAATAAGGCAAAGTAGAATGATTTATGGTAAGAATGAGTTTTCAATTGATAGCCTATACATTCAAACAGATGATGCTGCACAAGCGCTTATGGGTTGGATTATAAATAAAGTTATGCATCCTAAAAAATCTGTTGGGGTAAATTTATTTTCAATTCCAACCTTACAATTAGGAGATATTGTAACTGTTAACTATAAAGATTCTTCTGGCTTAGACCTTGTAACTTCAGACTTAAGTCGGTTTGTAGTATATAATATTGATTACTCTAGAAGTAATAGTGGACCAAGCATGACTGCTTATTTAAGCGAGGTGTAATATGAGTTTGTATGGTGCATTTTCAGAATCAGCAAAACCATCGCCTAGTTCAACAAAAGTAACTGTTGCAAAAGGAGATACTCTTTCTTCTATTGCAAAAGAAAATAATACAACCGTTAAAGAAATATTAGCCGCTAATCCTAAATTTACACAAGATTCAAAATATAAAGGTGGAAATTTAATTTTTTCAGGAACTACAGTTAAAATTCCTACTAAAACATCTCCATATAATACTACGGGACCATTTAACGAATTTGGTGGTGTAGGCACAGAGACATATGGTCCAAAAATACCTGAACCTCTAACGACTTCAACAGTTGTTGATCCAGAGCCAATAACCCCAGCAGCAGTTCCATTTTTAACTCCAACAATTATTGCACCCGTTGTTGCCCCACCTGTTAAAACAGCCCCAATAGACACTCTTTTATTTGATCAAGAATCTGTTTCAACAGATGCCTTAGTAAATCTTATATTTGAAAACATTGGCGGTCAAGAATTAATTAACATTACTCGTAATGATATTGTTAATGGTCAAGAAGTTGTTTATCAACCAATTAAAAATCTTTCTTCTATACAGCAACAATATAATCCTAATAATATTTTAAGTTTACAGTCTACTTCAGACAAGTATTTTGCTAACTTTTCAATAAAACTTGAAAACAGAATACCAAATCCTGGTACTGGTCCAAATGGATCATATGTTTATTTAGATAATAATACAGGAAATCTTATTATTGAGGTTGTAAACCTTGAATTAGATGAACAAATTGAAGCAGAAATCACTGTAAGTGGTACAATATATGAAGCGGAATTTGGAGAATCAGACTCTTGATAACTAATATTGGCAAGACTATTATAGGTAAATACATGCTTGGACAGGCTCCAGCATACGCCTCCTTCCTTGCTGTTGGTTGTGGTCCTACCCCCTTAGAAACTGGCGATGTCTTTAACAATTTTGCTACAAAAGAAAATTTAGATTTTGAAATGTTTCGTGTTCCAATTTCATCTAGAGGGTTTGTAAACGAAAACGGTATTAATAAAATTGTACTAACAGCAGAACTACCAACAGAAGAAAGATATGAAATATCTGAAGTAGGACTTTACTCAGCAGGGGCAAATCCTTCTGCTGGAGCCTATGACAGTAAGACCGTTTTTTCTTTTACAACTGGAGAAAATTGGCAATATCAAACTTCCTCAGCAGCAACAGCAATTGATGTTATAACTGAAGCATTAGATGATCCAGAAGATGATAATGTTATTGCAGTAGCAGATGGAGTATTTCAAACCAATGCGGACAACTCTATATTTTTTAAGGCACCTCGTACATCAAGATATGAAAGATCTAGATTCTTAAACAATATTATTTTAATTCAAGGCGATGAGTCGGATTTAACTATTAGTGAAAACAGTGGTCCTACCCTAGATCATTTTGTTGTTGAAAATAATTCAAATTATATTAAATTAACTGGCGCTAATGTTGACTTTACAAGAAACTCACCAATAGATGAATTAAGATTAGCATTTTCTTTAGTAAGCAAAGATGGAGATTCTAACGCTATTCCAGATACAATTAGAGTGTTAGTTGATTTTTCATCAACAGATGGGTCAGAGTTTGCAAAATTTGAAGCAGAAATAAATCAAGGAAGTTCTGGAAATTTAGAAAATTCAATTGCAGATTTTGAAACAAACAGGTATTTTGTAGTTTCTAAACAATTACAGGAACTATACACAAGTGCAAACTTTACTTGGAATGCGGTAACTACTGTTAAAATTTATGCTTGCGTTCTCGTCGAAGAGAGTGGTCCAAGTTTAGTTCCATCTGAAGATTATTACATTGCCCTAGATGCTTTAAGATTAGAAAATGTTGCTACCGTAAACCCACTATATGGTTTAACTGGATATTCAGTTATTAAAAATGATGAAGCAGAAACAATTGTAAAGTCTCCCAATACTAGCAATTACGTAGAATTTAGATTTTCAATAGGTGTAACCTAATGACTGTTAAAAAAGCAATTATTAAAAAATCTTCTTTACCAGCAGTTGATTCAGATAGTGCTGGATATGTAGTTAGATATAGAATCGTATCAGAAGATAAAAACAGAACATCACACTGGTCTCCAACGTTTACCACAAATGCCGTGCCAATTGAATCAGTTAATGGAGCGTTATCAATTACAGAAACAATTATTACAGCAGTGTGGGGAGATGAACTAAATAGACCAGCATATGACATATTTGTTAAGTTTGACTCAGGATCTTTTGGTTATCATGGAACATCAGCAGTTCACAATTATTCATTTTTAAATACAGGAACTACATCTGTTCATGTTAAAGTTCAAGTTTCTTCATCTGTAAAAGAAGTAAAAGCAGGACTAGTTATCTTTGACTCTGGCGTAGAGTCTTTGGTATAATTAAATAGGAGGAATCAATGGCAAAACTACCGCTACCAGAACGAGGTCAACCCTTAGATGTTCCATACATCTATCAATTAGTTGATACAGTAAATAAACTATCAACAGAGGTTTCTTCTGCAACCTATAAAACTACATCAGTTGATACAGCCAGTGCTGGTAGACAAAACTTAAAAACATCAGAGGCTAGGTTTGTTGGTGGCATAGTAGAGGTTGCGAACAACTCAACAGTAAGTGCGGGTAACGAAAAAACTTTTTCATACGATTTTTCTAGCGATTTTAAATTTCCACCAGTTGTTACCGCTACAGCAGTAAACACTGGAAACACCCCTGCTGGACAAAACGTAAGTGTTATTTTAAAAACAGTCACAGTGTCAAAAGTAGAAGGAACTGTAAGGTTTAACGCCTCTGGAGATTTATCTTTAGCAGTTAACTTAGTTATTCTTGGCATACCAAACTAACATTAAGGGTGGGGTATGATTTTTTGTAAAAAATGTAATGGTCGTATGTTTGTAGATAGACAATATAGCAACGTAAATCACCTAGAAACATTTTGTATGTTGTGTGGTTCTCGTAATTTTTTTCATCCTCCATCAGAAAGTGAGAGGGGTAGATGGTTACTGCAAAAGGAAAAATCCAGAGCCAGCAGTACAATAACGATCCTGTAGTAAAGGGAAGTAAGAAGATCTGGTTTCTTAATGGAGACCTTGTAAGGCTGTATCATAGTTCTCGTTCTACTGGGATGGTTACTGTTTTTAATATTACTAAAGACAGACTTGAAACTTGTTTGCGAACAGACTTTAGACGTAACAGACAAAAAGCATATACAGTTGCTGAGACTGCTAAGTTAATTAATCGTCATAGAAAATATATGCCAAAGTTAATGAAAAATGGAATTATACCAGTGCCAATTGGGGCTAAACCAAATGGTCAGCGTGGATGGCAAATTAGATCTTATTATTCAGAAGATCACGTTAAAGAAATTAGATCTATCTTAGGATCAATACACATTGGGCAACCAAGAAAAGATGGATTAATAACAAATAATAGTACTCCTACAAGTCAAGAATTGACAAGACGAATGGGAGAGGGTATACTTACATATACAAAGACAGAAGATGGAAGGTATATTCCAGTGTGGTCAGAGAATATCTAATCAGCACAGAGTGTGCTACAATTGTAAAACAAACAAAATAAGGTGGGTAAATGGAAAACGATAATACAAAAGTATCAGTAACATTAGGATATACACTCAATCTAGGCAACTTTCAATCACTAAGGCTTGACCTTGGCGTTATTGATTCTAAGCGTGATGGAGAGAACACAGATCAAGCGTTTGATCGTGTGTATAGATTTGTTGAGGACAGATTAACAGAAAAGATTAAAGAGGCTCAAGCAGAGGCTGCTGAACAAGAGTAATGGCTGAACGCAAAGACCGTATGGCTTTGCTTAGTAGATACAGTAAATTACATACAGCCAAGTATCAGCAAAAGCCATCTTTAAACTTAAATGTAGAACAGTGGGCTTCTGATGCTCTTGTTGAATCTTACGGGATAGGAACATGTTATGACTTATTGGATCATTATTTTAATATTTCTCTTTCCCCTTCTTGGAGTTACTTTGCATACAATGCGGAAAAAATACTTCAAGCAAAATTAGAAACAGAACAAGATATTAAAGAAAGAGAAGAACGAAGAGAGTTAGCGAGGAGATGGCTTAGTGAATAATACAGAAGCAAGAGTTATTTCCGCAGTGCTACAAGATAAACAAATGCATGTTTTACTACAGGCAAATGTTGAAAACCTTCTTAGAACCCATAACGATATTTGGAATTTTATTCGTTTATATTTTGACAATAACAGTTCTGTTCCACCAGTATCTTTAGTTATTGAAAAGTTTAGAGATTTCCAACCAGTCGAAGGCATAGGCGCTACAAAGCATCACCTTGAAGAATTACAAACCGAATATTTAAATGATAGCCTAAAAGACATCTTAAGGACTGCAGCAGGAGAAGTTCAGGGCGGTAATGGATCAGAAGCCCTCAATGGTTTAATTACTAAAACATCTGAGTTAAAGAAAAATACATCTGCTATACGTGATATTGATGCTACAGATCTTGAGTCTGCCCTTGCATATTATGAAAAGATTCAAGAGCAAAAAGAAACTGGTCACATTGGAATTAAGACAGGCTTGCCAGGGTTTGATAACTATCTACCTTCTGGAATCATGCCAGGACAACTAGGAGTCTTTCTTGCATATCCAGGTATTGGAAAGTCTTGGTTGGCTCTGTACTTCGCTGTACAGGCTTGGAAACAAGGTCGTAGCCCACTTATCATAAGTCTTGAAATGTCTGAGACAGAAGTTCGTAATCGTGTATTTGCAATTATGGGTGAAGGATTATGGTCTCACCGTAAACTTAGCAATGGCGAAGTAGAAATTGATATGCTTAAAAAATGGCATGCAGATAAATTAGAAGG